CAAAACCGATGGAACTCTATGGGGCTGGGGCCTGAACAATAATGGTCAGATAGGTGACGGAACAATTGTGAACAGAAGCTCCCCTGTCCAAATCGGTACCCTGACTGGCTGGTCCAGCGTGTCTGCAGGAGGACTCTCATATACAATAGCTCTAAAAAGTTATTAATCATTAATGACAAAGGCCGCAAATATTGGTACAATTCTCTAAAATACAAAGAGAATTCCAAATGAAAGAACCTATAAAGCCAGGACAGGTACACCCACTTGACATGGCCCTTCAGGCCAGCATAAACGGACACCCAGAGATAAGCGAGGACATACTAAGGTCTCTCCCACAGAACGACCTCGGGTTCCCTTCAACCTTGGGTATCACTGGTCAAAAGTTTCTAATTATGATTCTCACACAATATTAATACGTCAATAATAAAAAAGTTGGTATTCCCAAAAAATTTTACTATATTCATACCATTCCATATTTATAGTAAACAAAAATGGTTATGTATAATAAAAGGTTATGTATCATATGAAGAATCGAGCAGACAAAATAGAACCGGGTCAAATGCACCCACTTGATATTGCACTTCAAGCTTCCATCAACGGACATCCTGAAATTAGTGAGGATATTCTACGTTCCCAACCACAAGATGACCTACGGGTTCTTTTTAATCTTGGTTGGCACGAAATGAGACACGGTAATCTCAAAAAGGCGATGGAACACTTTAACTACGGTCGGTATATCGACGTATTCGGTCTACCACCACTCCCAGGAAAAATTTGGAAGGATGAACCCCTCGAAGGTAAAACACTTCTTTTCAGATGTGAAGGTGGCTATGGTGACCAAATTCTTAACTTCCGTTTTGCAAAACATTTCGTAGAAAAAGGAGCAAGGGTTCTTGTTTCTTGTGCACCAGAACTAAAAGAACTATTTTCTCGTCATGGATATATTTGTATCGATAACGAAGTTGCAATGGCGGCACATTACGACTATTGGGTTCCAGCTATGTCAGCGGCATTTATCTTGGATATGGAATACGAAGACCTTGATGGTTCACCATTCTTGAAGGCATTAGAACAAAGAACACTTTTCGCAAAGAAAGGAACTCTAAAGGTTGGTGTTCGTTGGTCGGGTAGTCCTGACTTTGAAGATGAACAACATCGTCGTTTCCCACCCGAGTTAATGATTGGACTCCACGATATTCCAAACACAACGTTTTATTCACTCCAACGTGATGAAAATATAATCGATGGTCTACCATTCGGAGATATGAGAGAACAAATGAAGTCTTGGGATGATACCGCAAATATCATGGCAGATTGTGACCTTATCATTAGTTCTTGTACCGCAACTGCACACCTTGCAGCAGCAATGGGTAAACCAACTTGGGTTCTAACTCCGATTATGCCTTACTATACATGGGCAGTTCCCGGTGATGGTTCGAGATGGTATGATTCAGTAAAGTTATACCGTCAAGTAAAGTACGGTGAATGGGATGTTCCATTCCAACAGATTAGAGAAGACCTTACAAAGTTAGCCGAAGAACATAAAGGGTAATTCATATGGCATATTTGAAGGAAGCTTTTTACCCTAAAAGTTTAGAACACGCAAAGGATATTTGTCTTACTCCAGATGGTCGAGTACCGCAAAAGTTTACAAAGGAAACAATGTTTACCATAGACTTTCTCCTCAAAGAAAATCTAGTAAACAATTATTCAAAGGTAGCTGACTTTGGTTGTGGTGTTGGTCGTATGAGTAAAGCAGTCATACAACGACTTGGCTGTCCCGTGACGGGGTTTGATATTAGTGAACCTATGTTGGGATGGGCAAACGAATTTGTGTTAAGTAGGATATTTACACCCGTGGTATATTCAAAAGGATTTGTACCGACGGAAGATATGAAATACGACCTTGTTATGGCCCTTTTTGTACTACAACATAGTGAACATCCAATCGAAGATATTGAGTTTATCCATTCTATTCTGAACAAAGGCGGTAAGTTTGTTTTGATGAACGAAGAAAAGAGATTTGTTCCGAGTGGTGTTGATGAAACTCGTAACATTATTTGGAATGACGATGGTATCAATATCGAACAAGAAGTGGGTAAGAAATTCAAGTTTATTGGTCGGTACGATTACATAAACAGATACGATAAAAAACTGACGGTATGGGAAAAAGAATGATTAAACTAGATGTAATCCTACGAACCCACAATAAGAGGGAAATTCACGTATCAAAAGACCCACGTTATTGTAAGGAAAATAAAACAACGGTGGTAAAAAAATGTGTCAAATCGTTGGTAGAAACGTGCAATAACTCTGAGCACGATATAACGTATTGGTGGTATGACGACCACTCATCTCAACAAACAATAGACGAATTGCATCAAATTTTTAGTGAAGCAAAACACCCTTACAATTACATACCGTTAGAATCTGAAGGCTGGCAAGGAAGTGGTTTGGCTCAATTTGAACGTGGTAGAGATTCAGATGCTGATTTGGTTTACTTTGTAGAAGACGATTACTTGCATTATCCAACGGCAATCGATGAGATGGTTGATTCTTATTATACATTCAGAGAAAACTTAGGTAGAGAAATTTGTATTCATCCATTTGATGACCCTGATAATTATCTTCCTGTTTGGATAGAACCTTGCCGTATTGTGTATGGTAAAAATCGTCATTGGAGAACTAATCTACACACGACGTTTACGTTTATGTGTAACCCAGAAATAGTTAGAGCCAGATGGCACGTATTTTACACAATGGCAACCGAGTATGGAACTCTTTGGGGTGAGATGAATCACGTCAATGAATCAACGATGATAAACAAAATATGGAGAGAAGAAGTTACTTTATTTACACCAATTCCATCGGTAGCTCTTCACATGGCTTATGAAACACAAAAAGACCCTTATTTAGATTGGAAAGAACTTTGGGATAGGTTTGAAATATGAGTACACGAGATGATTTAAAATATGACCACGATTGGTTTAGTAAAAATTTGGCAGAAATTCTTTGTTGGGTAAAACCAACAATACGTCAAATCGAAAAACCAAAGATACTTGAAATTGGTGGATTTGAAGGACGTTCAACTCGATGGTTTATGGAAAACTTCCTAAATAATGGAGGCGAACTATATTGTATTGATACATGGGAAGGTAGTTTGGAACATGATGAGTGGAACATGGATTTTTCCAGTATATATGATATGTTCTGTCATAATCTGCGAGAATATATTGACGATGGCACTTGTAAAGTTTATCGTGGTATGTCAAAAGATATTCTACCAAAACTTTTATCTGAAGGACATCAGTTCGATTTTATCTATGTCGATGGGAGTCATCTTGCATCAGATGTTATGATTGATGGTATTCTTTCGTATCTACTACTAAAAACCGGTGGTATTCTTGCCTTCGATGACTATATGTTTGGGTACACTGATAGGAGACCATACGATATACCACACCATGCGATCAATTTCTTTGATTCTGCATTTAGAGACCGAGGTAGAGTAGAACTTCTCGGTTTAAATTTAATGGCAACCTATAAAAAGTTGGAATAAAGTCATACCATCATATTTATATTTACTAGAACAATGGAGTAAATATGAGATACGTGTATGTCCAAGACGGACAAGTAATAGAAGGTCCTAGAATGTTACCAATAAGTTGGAATAATATCTCCAACTTTAATGTATTGGATGTGGATTCACTTAAATCGTATGGTTGGTATCCCCATCGTTTTGTTGAAGCTAGTTTAGGTGAAAACGATAAGATTACAGGTTCTTACTTTGTGATAGAAGAAACTGAAGTAGTTGAGTATCAAACTGTTTCACAAAAAACAGATTCCGAAATCCAAGACTTAATAAACCAACAATGGATTAACATCCGAGCAAGACGTTCGATAGAACTCCAAGAATGTGACTGGACACAACTTGCAGATGTACCAATGTCAGATGAAAAGAAAGAAGAATGGAAATTATATCGTCAGTCTCTTAGAGACATAACAAATTTTGATAGTCCTGACCATGTAATATGGCCATCGAAACCGGAGTAGTAAATGAATAAACTTGTTCAAAGTGTATTAAACGAACTTAAACTTCAAATTTTTGCGGAGCAAGATACCGATGGTAAGAACATCATTGCTATTTATCCGGGCCGTTTTCAACCGATGGGTCGGCATCACAAAGCTGCTTACGATTGGTTGGCTAGTCAGTTCGGTGAAAAAAATACGTTTATTGTTACATCCGATAAAACAGAACCAGACCGTTCACCGTTTAACTTCAAGGAAAAGAAAAAGATAATAAACAAGCACGGTATAAAGAACGTAGTTCAGATAAAAAATCCATACAATCCAAAAGAACTTCTCCAAAAGTATGACCCAAATTCAACAGTTATTGTGTATATGATTGGTGAAAAGGACGCTGGTAGATTGCGTGGATATAAGAGACTGATGAAGTACAATAAAACAACATCTATACCGTATAAGGATTTAGAGAACCCCTATGCGTATTATGTTTACGCACCACATATCTCATATAACATACCGAGCTTCGGTGAGATGTCTGGCACAAACATACGAAAAGCCCTCGGTGATAGAAACGCAAAACTATCAGAACTAAAACAACGGTTTAAGTCTATAATGGGGTGGTTTGATGCTGATGTGTTTAATATGGTCATGGAA